TACTGTAGCTCTAACCCAGATCCACCTCCGTTAGTTTCCGGAGTTACTATATAGGATGTATTCCACTGCACTCCGGTTGGGAAGGTACTAATAGAGGAGGTGAGATTTGTATCTGTTCCTACTACTATACCTGTTCCTAAACTTACTGTATTTAATATAGGCGTTGAGGTTGCAGATGTAAAGGATCCTGATACTACTCTTGTAACTAGTAGAGAGTCTCCTCCGTTAGTAAAGTAGCTCTCTGCAGAAATTGAAGTTAAGTAACTTGTATTTGCAGACCCTAAAGGGCTTCCAAAGCTAAAACTATCCCCGAATACATTTACGTACTCAGAGTAGCTTGATACTACGGTTGGTACTTCTACAGGACCTCTAACAGTAGGGCCGATTATTGCAGCTCCTACTGTTGTTGGTTGTCCTGTTATTTGTGAGGAGTCTACCTCTCTAGAGGCTACTCCTGGTGAGTTTAAATATGTGCTCATTTACGCTATTGGTTATGCTGGAAAAGCTGCTCCTGTTGGCGTAATGTTGAAGTCTAGATAGATAAATTCTGCTGTTCTTGTAGGCTGTACGTATATCTGACCTACTAATTGATTTCTATCAATTACGTCTGCAGTGTTGTTACTATCATCCATTATTACTCTAAAAGCATATAATCCTTGTCGTTGTTGAATACTTTCTAAGTATGGATTAACCTGTGCAAGGAAATTGTTTCTAGTAGAAGTTGAGTTCTGTTCGAATACTAAATTCTGTGCTACTTGAGAGATGTAAGATTTCATTGCAATTAAAAGTCTTCTAACATTTACTCGGTCTAAAGCTGATGCTTTAGTTTGTAATGTTTTCTGACCGTAAACTACTACTCCTGTTCCCGGGAATGAAGCGATTGGGTTTACTTTGCTAGTATACAATGTATCTCTACTTGCTTGAGCTAATTTTCTCTCTGGTCTGATTACTTGTCCTAATCCACCTCTGTTTATACCTGCTGGTGCAAACCAAGGATCGGATACTGTATCGTTATAAGCAAATACACCGCCCATTACTGTTGATGCAGGAACCCATATTTGTTTTCCTAAATCCGGATCCATTACTTGAACCCATGGCCAGTATGAAGCTGCATAAGAAGTATTTCTATTTCCTGCTGCAGTGGTTATGTCTGTAATTGTCTGTCCGTACTTTACTAGGTCCATAACATATAAGTTATCTCCTCTCTGCTGTGTATTAGAAATTATAGAAGTTACCTGTGAAGTGTACTCAGCATCGTATAGGCCCGGTGTTAATAAAATGTTAAATTTATAATCATCGGTGTTCGATAACAAGTTAATCATGTTAGTGTAGCATCCGCCTGTAAGTCCTTGTGTATCTGTACCGTCTATCGCATCGTAGAATTTAGCTCCGTTCTTTACAGTACCGGTTGCAGAATCAAATCCACCGCTCGCTACAAAGGGAATAGATGCTGTATATGCTAATTTAGGTGCTCCTGCATTATCTAGATAGTTTGGAGTAGGTGCATTTACTGCTTCTACTCGGATATACTTTGATGCTACTGGATAAGATCCGTTAGTCTGTAGGTAGTAACTAGTACCGTCCTCAGCGTAGGTAGATGATTGATCTCCTACTCTTTTCGCTACATAGTTTGGAGAGAATGGATCTAAAGATAAATCAGTCCAAGTTTCTAGTACTGATTTGTCGTTTGTATTGTCATTTCCTCTTCTTACTAGTAGGTCAAATGTACCTGTATTAACATTTCGTCTAGCTACTTCCCATCTAACGTTGTCTACAGAACCGCTGTCCATTGATCCGTCAGAGTTTAAAGAAGAACTACTGTTCATTGTAGCTCCTTTTGATAAAGTCTTGAAAGTTACAGCTGCTATGCTTCCTGATCCGTATATTACATTCTCTGCTGGTGCGTATGATCCGGTCACAACTCTTGCTACTAATAAAGACTCTCCGCCGTTATTAAAGTAGTTGTAAGCTGCTACGGAAGTAAAGTACGTGTATGCATTGCTTGCGCTTGTAATACTTGTTCCAAATACGTTTTGGTAATCGCTATAAGATGTAACTACAGTTGGAACCTCTACAGGTCCTTTCGCGGTAGGGCCTATTATTGCCGCTCCTACGGTTACTGGTCCTTGTGTAATAAAGGATTGGTCATTCTCTCTTGCAAGAACGCCTGCTGATATTAAAGTTTCTGCCATTTTAAATAAGGTTTAATAATAAATAGATGAATTTCCTTCGAAGGTTTCTTTCTCATCTAAAAAAAAGCAGTATCTTTAGGAGTTAGACTTCGTCTATATTACTAGTAGTCTCTGTATTGAAAGTTACTGTACTTGCAGTACTGAATTTCTTTAGAGAGTTTAGGTCTTTTTGTCTGGTGTTTGGTACTATATAACCGTCTAGTTTAATCTCAAAAGTACTTCTGACAACTCTTTCGTTATCTCCTGTTAGTTCTGTTTGAAATCCAAATTGGTTGATAGTTGCTCTAAACTTAAATCTTTCAGGATCTCCCCAGTAAGAATCAGATGCATACTGCAGCGCTTCTACTATTGAGTTCTGCTGCTCTACGAAATAAGTATATAGTATAAAGGTATAGTTTAATGTTAGATAGTCTGGTGCTACTACTGCATAGTATTCTTTTTCCGGCTTTCTATTGTTTAATACATTAAAGTTTGAATATGCGTTCTTTGCACTGTACGTCTTTCCTGATACTATATAGTTGTAAGGTTGGTTAGCGTCTAGTTTGTTTGCTATAGTCTTGTTTTTAGCGATAGAGATCCTTTTAAACAGTATTAAAGGTGCCATCATAGCTCCTTTAACATCTCGCAAGTACCCATCTTTCTGGTATGATTTCCATTTCTCCGGGGAGGAGAATATTACCGGTACTGCGATTTTTTCTCCGTTCTGTACGATATGAGGCTTTATTACCTCTCTAATGTAGTACATAAGAGCTTCATCATGATCCTGTAGGGTTACTTCTAAAGTCTTAGTCTTATCTCCTTTTTCAGAAACCTGTAACGCTCTATTTTTATTATTAGGTGTTATAGCATTAGGATCACCTCTCTCTTTATCGTAAGGATTAACTAACGAGGTACTGATCTCTCTCTGGGTCTTTGGTGTAGGTTTCTTAGTGCTCATTCACTGTAGTTTCGTGTAATGTGAGACTTAAGTGATTTCTTTAGCTTGAAAAAAGCTTCTTCATACTTACCGAGTTTTAAATCTTCCGGGTTTTCTTTTATTGCTTTTTCCAACTGTACAAGTGCGTCATCCAGAGATCCTACTGCTGCGGATAGTGGTGTCGGTGTAATATCCCATTGGAATGTTCCTGTTTCCTTATTTACTAAGGTAGGTTCTGAGGAGGTATATCCTAATTTACTTTCTTCTGCTATTATTTCTCTTAATGTCATAATCTTTGTTTTGTTATTCCTAATCTATCTGCCGGTACATAATGTGCACTACAGATGATAGAAAGACTTGTTCCGAATCTATCTAAATCACTCTCTAAAGGATTGTTTCCGCTAAAATCTTTATTTGGATAATCCGGATTCTTTCCTACAAAGTATTGATTAGCGTTTGCATTATCTATTTCGTAGTATGCGTTTTTCCACTGCACTACGTCTCCAACTTCTACTAGAAGTGATGCGTCTACTAGGTCATCTCGTAAGAATCTAAAAGTAACCGGCTGTGCTTCTGTTATTACTTCATCCTGAATTGGGGAAGTTTGATCTCCTCTTTCTATCAGTGAATAAAGTAATATAGGCTCTTGAAAGGTTCTTCCGGTTGCCGCTTCTCCGTAGATATTAACTTTAGTCTGTTCTAAATTGTATTTATAGTATACTACCTGTTGGGATATTATATCATGCATCAACTCTCGATTGATGTGTCTGAATAGACTTATATCTCTTGCTTCGCCGTATAATGCCATTTCTTAGTATATTACCCGATGAATATAGGTTGAGGAACTAGGTTTAATTCTTTTTGCTTGTAGTCTGCTTCTAATGCTCTTCTCTCTAATAATTTCTCTCTAGAAGTATCCTCTAAGTACCCTCTTAATCTTTCTAATAATGCTCCCTTTTCTGCAGTAGCTGCGGTGATAAGGTCAGCATGGTTTAGAGTAACTTCCGCCCCGGGTATAGGTATCGTACCATATTTACCACGAACATAGCCTAGAACCTCTTTAACAATGGAGAGCGTATATTCAAAGATCCATTGACGGCCTATAGAATTGATCTCTGTATAGGTTGGGTTTTTATAAGGTACGTTCGATACGTTTGATACTCCTCCAGATGTTCCTGGTGCTGTTATTGAATTTCTTTCTGAGTTCTTTATGTACTCAAATCTCAACTTTCCTTCTTTAGGTATTGGGAAGATTCTTAATACGTTATTAACAAGTTCAAAGCTGAATTGTGATTTTCTTATTGCATCGTTTAATTCAATAGCTTGTATTCTTTGTATGTCGAAGTTTAGAGGCATTAGCATATAGTCTACTGCAGGTGCAGAAGCTCCAAAACCGAATTGGTCTAGCATATTACTTAATCCTAATCCAGATCCTGCATAAGGGTCAAAGTATCTTACTATTGCTGGTGTTGATTCATAGAATACTCTTTTTATTTCTATTCTATCTGTAGAGCTTATTGATGCAGAGTCTTGAGCCCATTGGTTAAGATCATAATCTTGCTTGTTATGTGTGAGGAGTAAAGAGCCTGTGTACCAAGTTACTGTTCCTCCAACTCCAGCTTCTTCACCGTATTGTTGAGACATTCTTATGATAGACGATAGGTTTGGCTGTATTACGTCTGTGTTTAGAGTAGTAGTAGTTCTTGATGTTCCTTCTAATGAAAGATAGTCTTGTCTTACTTTGTACGCATAGATCTCATTTCCGTAAGTTGTTACTGCTTCCTCAAAAGCTGCATAGAAATTTATATCCTGCAATTCTATATTCTCTATAGGGTATCCTAATCTTCTTGCACAGAAGGTTACTACCTTATCTGCATCTGTTTGGAATTGATAATCATTATCGTAGAACCCAAAAGGAGTGCTTCCGGGATAGAACCGTGAGGTACCGTCGTATATTGCAATATTGGCCATATGTTATAAATAGGGTGTCTACTGCAAACTACTCTACTTCTCCGGTATTGACTTCGCTATGCTTTTCAAAGCTGCAGAGGAAGCGGTGCTAGCGTAATATCTACAGATATAATTGTTTTTCTTATTATGAAACACTTACAAGTAATCCCCCTTGAAAATCAAGCGTCTGTGAACCTGGAGGGTTGCCTGCAATTGTAACTGTTCCTGTAAATCCTGCTGTTCCACCTGCTGAAAATGACGTAGCGTTAACTACACCACTTACATCTAGTTTTTCTGTGGGAGTAGTAGTTCCTATACCTATGTTGCCGCCAGTAAAATAAACAGGATTGGTATCAAAATTAGTTACGCCTCTTACATAATTTACAGAGGTATCATTATAATTAAAATGAGTAATTGCTAAACTAGCATTTTTCACATTAAATGAACCAATAACTTCTAGTTTAGCACCAGGAGTAGTCGTTCCAATTCCTACGTTAGTACCATTGTCATATATGAGAGAGTTTCCTAAAGCAGTTGTAGTTGTAAGTTTAGGTATATAGTTAGCAGTACCTGACCCTGTAATAGTACCTACACTAGTAGTATACCCTGCACCGTTTGTAATAGCATTGTTATTCAAGGATATGTTAGCAGAACCGTTAAAGCTTACACCTGCTATAGTCCGTGCTGTTTGAAGTACTGTGGCACTACCTGCGTTACCTGATACTGTTGTCTGTACAATGTTCGGTGCAGTATTAGCAAATACCGTACCTGTTAAGCTTAAACCTGTTCCTGCAGTATATGTTGTATTAACATATGAAGTAATATACCCGGCTCCGTTAGTGATTGCGTTATTATTTAGAGATATGTTAGCTGAACCATCAAATGAAACACCTGCTATTGTTCTAGCAGTCTGTAAGGTTGTTGCAGTGCCTGCGTTACCCGATACTGTAGTTTGTACAATATTTGGAGCTGTATTGGCAAAGACTGTTCCTGTTAAGGAAAGCCCAGTACCTGCTGTATATGTAGTGTTGACATAGCTTGTAATATACCCAGCAGGGTTCGTAGCATTGTATGGAGTAAATCCAAGCCCTGTTGTAATATTTGCACTTGTGAGAGAAAGTGTTCCGCCTAAAGTAAGATTACCTGTACTTGTAACTGTACCACTAAGAGTTAACCCGCTAACTGTACCTGTACCACCCACAGAGGTTACCCCTTGACCATCAGCATAGTTTGGAATGTTTAATACGTTAGATACTAAAGTAGCTGCTCCAGACGTACCGGTGGTAGTTAAGGATGTTATACGATTATCATAAGATGTATTCCATTCTGTAGACGTTCCTCCAGTTGCAGTGATTACTCCACTGACGTCAAGTGTTGTTCCCGGACTATTTGTGCCAATCCCGACGTTGCCTGATGAATTAATAACTACTGCGGGAGTACTAAATGTACTTCCGCCTGCTGCACTTGAAGGTGTTATTTCTAAAGTATTATCTACATTTTCTTGAGCAGCAATCATAAAGTTGTACTTGGTAGTACCCCCTGTAAAATATAGTCTTTTACCTCCAC